GGGGGGAGTATACCCTTTTTTAGCCGAAAAGGATATAGACAAACTATAAATGTATTTATATGGCAAATAGCTAAAGGGTTGTGAAAAATGACTACTTCATTTTTTCACAGCCCCATTTGCGGACTAACACCATTTTGATATAATACCTAAATCTCATTAAAACGGTTGACGCAACAGATCACCGTAATCCGGATACACGGCATGTGCTGCTTGTTTTCTATATCCTCAACTATCTTGCAAATGTGTCTTTTGAATTAGAAGGCGTATTACAGAAGCCACGAAGGTTAGATCGTATTGGGTCATTCCGGTTGATACAAAGCAACCGAGTGACCAGTGGATCAAGAGCAGTAAGTATATTAAAGCAAATAAAGAAGGAGATAAGTAATGGAACTTGACCATTGCAATTTTTCTAATGAAAAAAAGATATGTTGGATTAGATTTGTTTAGAATAGTGTCGGTGATTGCTGTTTGTGCCTTTCATACCACCATTCATTTAGGTGCTAATTATGGAATCCTTCAGTCGATGTCTCAAATGGGCGCAGTATTTATGACGGCCTTTTTTATGCTTTCTGGATATTCGCTGTTTGTAAATTATGCAGGAAAGGACTTGGAAAAGATTCAAAATCTGAAGCTGTTTTGGATAAAAAGGTTTATAGGTATAGCCCCAATGTATTATATTGCGGCTGTACTTTATATCCTATTTAATTATGGAGCGTATGTTGCTTTTGGCTTTGGTTCATATTCTATTGCTAATGAATTTATTCTGGCACCTATAGAAATTTTGGGCATTCAGTCGAATTTTCACTCTATATTTGCATTTTCTCATAATGGCGGCACATGGTTTATTTCGTGTATTTTAATGTGTTATTGGGTTTATCCATTATTGCAAGAAGTAGCAAAACAAATTTCGACAAAATCTAAGATCATAATTATTGCTTTATGTGGTTTTGTCCTTCTATATTCTCCATTTATTGAGTATAGATTTAACACCGTGGGGATTTATGCTAGCCCATTTTTTAGAATACTAGAATTTGCAATTGGAGTTATGTTAGCAGCATTGAAGCCACAACTTGATAAGATAAAATTCATAAAAAAATACATATACAATTGGATTGCCATCTTACTTGTTGACATAATAATGATCGTTGGGGTAACAATCGCAGTAAAACTAAATATTTCAGTTGGAAATTATATGCTTTATAATTGGGTTTGCCTACCCTGCTTTATTATAATGCTAATTGGTTTATCAGGAGTTGAATCTGCTGCATTATCAAAGTCTAAGATTGTAAGTTATTGTAGTAGTATTGGTTATGTTTTTTTCTTGGCTCAGTTGTATTCAAATGCGATTTGCAAATTCATAATTGGGAAGTTTTCAATTACCAATAATATTTTAATTATTGCCTTGGGATGGGGAGTTTGCATCATTATAGCCGTTGCACTTCATGCAGTATTTGAAAAGCCCACAAAAAATTGGCTTAAGAAAAAACTAAAAGTTTGATCGATATCATCAAGACAGGAAATGGTAGGTAATTCGATAGGCTATATTTCTAAGAACACTCTTATTCTCGTGGGAGATTGTCCAAAAACTAGCATATCCTTGCACAATTGCCGGTGATTAAACTACTAACGTTACCCTGGCATATGTCCATTTGAATGAACGTGCTGTAAGGTTATATTGTTCTATTAAACGCTGGATGCTATCTGACAAGGATACAAGAAGAATGGCCTTTAGTAAAAACAGTGAGATTAGCCAGACAGATACGGGTACCGGTTATAAGAGATGCAAAGGGAAATGACATCACTCCGGATAAAGAAACATTTCTGAAAGCTGCTTCAAGAAGAAAGCCTAAACCTGTCGGAGATGAGGAAACAGGAAGGAACATACAGTATAAAAAGGAAGCACTGGTCGATTGAAAACCGCCTTCATCTTGTATTGAACGACACATTCCGTGAAAACAGGTTCCTGGCGAAAGGATCAAAGAATAATCTGGCCCTGATCAGAAAGTTTGCCTATTACATCCTGCGGATAGCAATGCCGACCGGGACTGTCCGGAGATCATGACAGAAGCCATGAATGTTTTTTCAGTAATAATCCGTTCTTAATGAGGAAATATATCTTCAACGGAATTACCATGAACACACATTTGTGTCTACTAAAAATACCATAATGGCCAATTCTCACTTTACGGCTTCTGTCTGGGAAGAGATGATTGCAGATACCCTTCATGGTAACGCCATTGACTTTTCTGCCAAACGCCTCGGTCTGTATCATCAGGCAGTCTTTAATATCCGCCATAAAATCCTCATGGCATTGCAGGAACTTCCTAAGACGGCAAACATCTGCTTGGGAGATGTGTCCAAATTTGATGAAACTTTTGTCCTTGACTGCTAAAAAGGCAAGGAATTGGATACCGGAGTAGGGCCCAATCCCCGCAAACATGGCGCAAAAGCTTTAAAAAGAGGCATTTCCAGTGAATACCTTTGTATCTATACGGCATCCAGCGCAAAGGGGATGCTTTCGCCGCTACCGTTAACAGGGTTAAGCCCTGCACAAAGGAGTTGAGCAGTATCTTTGAAGGTTTTTTAACCTGAACACGGTGAACGGTTTCCATAGCTTCATCAAAAAATGCTATGATTTTTACCATGGAGTAGCAAGCAAATATATCAATAGGTACAATGCTCTTTTTGCTGCCACCTACCGGAATGCAGAGTCGATAATCGGGCGATTGACGAAAACTGTATTAGCAGTAACTGGTACAAACTATTACCACAGTAATAAGGACGTAAGAACAGCAGGGGTGTTAGTTATATAACCTTACCAACACATTTGCGGACTAACACCAAACTATTTTATTGAATTATTGAATGCAGTAAATGTCGAAAAAAGGCGACTCCTTAGTATTCTCAATGATACCAAAAATTATCAACACAGGACTTCCGCCCGCTTAATAGGTGATACCATCTGCGTTTTCACAGAAGAATTCAATTATTCTATTCCTGAAATGAATGAATATTACGTTTTGACATTTACAAATGGACATTATCAACTTCAAGTATTTGAACGCAGCGCCTTTATGCATTTCTATCTTTCTGAAGAAATGTTTAATAAGTATTATGGGAAAGACGATTTGGAGCCAAAAGAAGTCTATGATTCAATAGAGTCGCTAGAAGAACTTATAGGTAAGGAAGACAAGTATTCTGATGAAAGCATAAGATATAAAATGAGAAAACGTGCTTTTATCAAATTAAAGCCAAACGTAGATGCTCTCTTCGAGGATTTAAAATCCAATAATGAATTTATTCAAAACCTTGATTACATTTTTGTCAATCCTGCAGACACGCTTAGATACTATCAAATAGAAAAAGATTTTGAATGCGCATACGATGAAGAATATGGTGAGATCTGTGACTCCCTCAAAGAGAAAACGTATATTCTTCCTGATGGTGTCGAGATAACCGTAACCTTAGAAGATATCTTCAGCGCATTCAAACTCGGTTTTCCTAGCATTGAAGAAATCTGCCGCATAAAAGCAAAATATGGATCAATCAATGCTGTCTTAAAATAAACCAAATATATACGTTCTTAGTAATGGGACTTATTTAGTCCCATTACTTTTGTTTTATTTCCAAACCTGTAATATACTCCTTCTTGTAAAGAGAAAATGAACAATTTGAAGGAGGTTCTAATGGTCCATAACAGATTAAGAATGATTTTCACAGAGGACGAAATCAGTAGACTTACAATTAATGAAAGCGATGAAAATAGAATCCGCATTATCGCAGATGTTCACGGTATGAAATGTAGGCAAGCCAGACGTTTCATCAACAACATCATTAATACCGTCCGCGTAGCATTTCAGTTAATAATCATTCACGGTTATAACCACGGAACTGCCATCAAAGATATGCTATCCCAGAACTTCTGTAATACACACGTTTCAGAAAAGCACTCGGATCCCTATAACCAAGGTGTAACCCATCTAAGCCCTATTATGAAAGGAACCACCATTATGTCGAACAGTACAAAAAACACAAACCAAGAGGAAATCAAGATGAGAAAGCTTATTGTTGAAGCACCAGAATTAAAAGAAGGTCAGACTGACAGTTCAGGAGGAATCAGAGAAAACGGAAGGATATCCGTTCAGTACAAGAACCCTGTTCCTTACGTAGAGCCTACAATGCCACCGACAGTTCCTCAGAAAGTATATACACGAAAAGACCTGCTGAAAGATCAGGCAAAAGATTTTGCTCTAGATGTAGGCACCGATATCATATCAATGCTCTGGTACGAATATGGGAAACCTTTTTTACAGGCCAAATTACATCAATTAGGTCAGAAAGCAATCGCCTACCTTGAAGCTCCTGCTAAAAGTTCTCAAGCAATTGCTCCCTCTGGCACCAAAGCATCAAAGATTATTGATGCCGAATATGTAGAAATCCAGGAAGCAGATGACTTAGAAAATAATGATAAAATCATCCACTTCCCGAATAAGCGAGTTAGTTAACGCGTGTACAATAGTCTAAGCTAATCCAACCAACTCCCGATTTCAGTTTACCCCATCCAAGTGTTGAGCCGCTACCTCTCTTCACCTGGATGATGGTAAATGTTCCAACACCAGTATATGCACCAGTCTTAGCAATATTAGTACCAGCGCCCTTCCTGATATTAAGGTCATCAATGCTGACCCTTACAAGAAAAGGACAATCCGCATTTGTCATGCTATTCCCACTGCCAGCAACCTCAGCACCATACACAGCCTTACCATTCCAGTCATACACAGTATATCCAGAATGCTTATCAGTTATAGCCTTTGCATTATCAAGCACGGTATAAGCTCCCAGTTGTGAGGCAGCATCTGCCCAAGACTTCCTGACGCGATAACACTTAACCACATCAGAAGCTTCACTCTGCACATCATACTGAGTCAGCTTCCATCTCTCAATGATGCTGCAAAGCTTGTCCACATAAGTAAGGCTTGTGGCATAACCACCATCTTTGATGATATGCGCTGCCTTCTTATAATCCGTACATCCTTTCAAACCATCATATCTGAGCTTACTACCATTCTTGGCGGCAAGCAGATAAGCACTGTGGTCTGCAATGGAATCCTCCACACATCCATATCTTCTGAAATCAGCCGTGATGGTCACATAGCTCCCATCTGCATTCTGCTCCTGCGTCTTCTTCGTATACTTGCTCTTGCCATCCCATCTGGATCCGCTCCATGTATTCCCAGACAGGCTGCACTTCATACCGAAGAGATTATTGGCATTCTGCGCCAGCTCCGACTTGCCATACCCGGATTCCAGAATAAACTGTGCCAGCGATACCGATGCCAGGATACCGCTCTTCTTCTGGTCAGCCGTAAAAAGTACCCCAACCTTCTTAATGGCATCCTCTTCAGATAGATTCTTCAAAACAGATGCCTGCGTCCCCTTGGAAGCAGAACCACCGCCAGAATCAGACGAACCCTGCAGAGCCTTCGTTACCTTCTCCGCCAGATCACCCATCCTTGCATACATCCAGTTGCCAGGGCAACTCTTGTTTGCGAACCACCGGTGAACCGTCAGGATCATCTCCCCGCTCTTCGGAGAATAATTCAGCGTCTTATCCTTATCCCCGAACCAGATCAGCTTATTCTTGCCATTCCTCTTGCAGATATCAATGCAGAGCTCAATCAGGCTCTTGTACACCACTTCTCGGAACGCATAAGGCTCCGTGGTATCGGAAGCACACTCGATCGCGATTGCTCTCTGGTCATTTGCATTGCTGGAAGAGCACCATGACCGGTTCTTCTCTTCCACATACATACCGACACGACCATCCTTATCAATGCCATAATTAGAAGAGGCCTGGGTGCTGGTCTTTTCAAACCATTCCCCAAGCCCCTCAGCCGTGCACTGCCCCACCACACAGTGCGGTGTGATCCTGTCAATCGCATGTGTCCTCTGCCCGGAATGATTCGGGCTGAGTTTCGTATAAACTACCATAGAACTATTTGTATATGCCATTATTCTTCACCGCCCTTCTTATCCTCTTCCTCCTCACTCCGGTCATGAAGCTGCTCCAGAACCTTATGGAGCTTTGTCGGAATCGGAAGTCCTAAGTACGCAGCATTCTCCACCAGTGACAATCCCTCATTGGAGATATAAAAGAAGATCACCGCCGTCCTCAGCACGCTTCCGCTGCCGATCACCTGCGTATCCAGCAGATGCCCGATGCCTACCAACGCAAAAATCAACACCTTCCTGCAGATACCATTGAAGCCTACGGCAGACGAAAGCTTCTTATCCACCACCGCACACATGATGCCGGTGATATAATCCAGTACCACGAAAGCCAGAAGCGCATACAAAAGCCCGTCACAGCCTCCAAGAAAATACCCAAGCCATCCTCCAACCGCTGCAAAAACCGCCTGAATCACGTTCCAAAATTCCTTCATCGCAAATCCCTCCTATCCTTGTTTTCTGTATGAAAAAAAGCAGTGCCTCCGAAATCCGGGAAGCAGCTGCCATTCCATCTGTTATTCATTTTCCCCTGCACCCTACGCCACCGTCTCCTCCGTCAGCATATAGGTGATCTTCATCGTCTTGTCCACCGTCTTCGTGATGGGCTGGGCAAGGTTGTTGATAGTCGCCAGGTACGGCATCAGCAGATATGCATACCGGTACTCATTCCCGTAGCTACCGCCGTAGCCGAACAGGAAATGCCCGTGCTTCATCAGCGGCGTCGCCAGTGTCCCCAGCCTTGCGCTTCCCTGGGTATGCACGATGGTGTCATCCGCCAGTATCTGGAAGTCGCCGCCGATAATGATGTCGTTCACCAGCGTCATATAAAGCTGGCAGGTGCCGGACTCCCCAAGCGGTTTCCATTTAGATGTGAATCCAAGGTCAATCAATGTCACATCCGTGGAATTGGAGATGTTGATCTTATAGATGCCCTGCTTGTTGTACGCCATGATGTAAAGGTAACCTCCCCGAACGCAGCCCCGCACCTCCCGCTCCGGATAGGAATCCAGCTGCTGGAAGCCGATGCCCATGAGCTTCGCGTTGGAAAGCATCCACTCGCCCTCCGTAAAACTGAGGCCGTCCTTCTTGATCTTGATCCAGAGCATCTTCGCATTCCCGGAGGAATTCTGCTTGTTGGCAAAGCCGTACCAGTACCCGTCATGCCCGTCCAGGAACGTCCCGTAGACATTGTAGGTGTCAGCCATGAAATTAAAGGTTGTCGGCGTGATGACATCCTCCTTCAGCAGCTTATAAATAGTGTTGTCCAGCTTCTCGGTCAGCCCGATGTCAAAGGTAGGGACACGCACTTGCCGGATGTCCACCACGCTCCCCTCGTAGTTCAGCGAATACAGGATGCCCTTAGTAAAATCGATCTCCACGCCGTCAAAAAGGACCACCTTCTGCGCGTCGGTAAGCCCGCCGATGTCACACCGCCTGATGAGCAGGAACGGGCTGGCATCCCCCACAAGGCTGCCGAAAGCGTTCTGACCGCCCTGCTTACTCGTGAGCGCCACTGCGGAAATCGTGCCGTTACCCTGACTTGGCGTAAACTCCCATACAAACTTGTATCCGTTGTCCAGCACCTTTGACTCCGTCTGGTTTAAGCTCCCCCTCGCCGTGTTTGAGGTGGAATTCACGTCATTGGACGCATACGCCACCGGAAGGTTGCCGCTTGCCGGGTACACATTGTCCGCTTTCTCCTCCAGTGCATTTGGCAGAAGCAATATGCCGCCGATCATGTTCGGGCAGATGGGGAGCAGCGCCCCGTTCCATTCCACCCGGTCATCGTATTCCCCCGCCGCATTATAGAAAACGCCCATCGGGTTCTGCCCCAGGATGTTGTTCACGGCGTTCGTCACCATGTTCTCTTCCGTGACGGTCTCTACCTCCCCGGTCACCTCGTCCGTCAGCTCAATGACCATCGTCCCTTTTAATCTCTTCATAAACGCCTCCTATACCTCGATAGGCTCCGCGAAAGCGCCTACCGAAATCCTGCTGATGGTTTCAGAATAATATTTCTGTACCAGCTCCATTGTCTCAGTCTTGATGTCCACGGCAAATGTCCGCACGGACAGGCCTCCGCCGATAGAAAACAGCCCCACGGATTCCTCCACCGTGATCTTCCCGTCCCACGCCGCTGCCGCCGCCATGGACTGCCCGCTGATGGACGCAATGGCATCCCCAACACCCACCGTACCCGTTCCGCCCTCCATCCGAAGGTACACACGGAAGGTGTTCGTGATATCCGGGATGACGCTCTCCACCGGGTAGTACAGCGTGAGGATATGCTTCCCACTGTGCCAGGTTTCAATCGGATACAGGGTGCTAATCTCCTCGTCATTCAGTTCATAAGTTACATGGCATACCGCCTGCCCATCCTCCGTCCAAGTGACAGGAAGTTCCACATCAACCGGTACATCTGTGGTTGTACCTGTTTCTGTGCTGCTCCCGGAATCACCGCTGCCCGTTTCTGTGCCGCTCCCTGTCCCGGAAGAAGGGATCGGTACAACAATCGTTCCTTTCGCCGTTGCGCTGTAGCTGACCGGATCTGCCGCCACATCCACCATCACCTGTGCGTTAAACTGGACGTGCGTCTCATCCTTGGATGCGTACTCAATGCTGATGATCCGCACATCCTTGTCCTCAATGGAATAGGCAGAGGCATTCGTAAATGTATGGATGCCGATGCGCCCCTGCTCGATCTGGTTCAAAAGCCCGGAGATGTTCTTGTCGTTCTTGCTCTTCGCCTGGGAGAGCCTCGGATTCTTGCCCACGCATTTGAGGGACTGCCGACCGCCGATCTTAATGCTATCCGACGTGATGCAGGCATATTTTGTGGAATCTGCCTGCCCGCCGGAAAAAGAGATGACATCCCCCAAATCCAGCGCGGGGTTTCCGATGGTGTCCGAATCAAACGGCACATAGTTCACGATGGAAATGTCTGCGAGGATGTTCCGGATCAGCTGCCCCCTCGTCTCTTCCAGACCAAACTGGAGCAGCGGGTTGATGCCGAGGTTCATGGTCAGCCCATCATCCGGATCCATTGCGTAATACTCCGCCGTCTGCGTCCTCTGGTTCGTGGAGCTGACTGCCGTGTACCTCGTGATGAAGTCGGAAAAGCTGCTGGAGAACCGGTGCTTCCGCTCCACGGTCAGGACAGGCTCATTCCCGTACTTACGCAGTTCCAGCTTCCCTTCCCGGTTGACGGTAAAGAAGCCGCCCAGCACCTGCGCCACAAAATACAGTACATCCCGGTACGTCTCAATGTCATTGTCCGGGTAGATAGAAAGCAGCTCCATCCCGTTGGGCAAGGCTTCGATCTCTGCCCTCGCCTGCGCCAGTTCCACCCTGCAGGCCTCCGAACAGAGCGCCATCAAGTCATAGGCGTTCCCAATAGTTTCAAAGCCATTGAAGTTCTTCTCAAACTGGAGCATATGGTCATATGCCTTGATCTCCAATGTCCGCGCCCTCCGGTTCGCTTCGCTGACCGTAAAAACACCCATCGGTACTTCCTCAAAGCTGCCGTCCGCAAGCCGCAGATGATAGGAAAGCGTAACCTCCGCATCCTCCAGCGTGTAGCGATCAATCTCCGAAAACAGCGATATCCCCATCTCGGCAGCATACACCGTCCCAAGTTCGATTTCCGTGGAACCGCAGCACTGGCTTGTGATATATCCGCTCCCCTTGACGATGTCATTCTGGTCAAAGTCATAGACATTCCCGGCTTTTGTCGTGATTTTGCCCGTCCAGTAATATTTTCTTGTATTTGCCTTCACAGCATTAAGGAAGGCATTGCTCACTGGATACATAACCACCCTCCTTAAAACTCCTTCAGCGTAAATGACACCTCCCACAGCCCTCCATAGGAAGTATCCGCTGCCAGCTTGCTCTTGAAACCGTCAATATACATCTGCGTGTTCACAATGTTCATGGTAGCCGTGTCCAGGTACCCTACCGTGATCTTCGCCAGCTTCTTGTATGCGGACAACTTCATCAACCACATCTTCGACACATGGAAACTCACGCTGATTTCCACGATGCCCTCACGGACCACATCCCTCTGTGTGGTACCTGCTTCCGTCATCCCTCCGCTGTCTGCCTCTACATCAGAAAGCCCGATGGAATAAGAGGCAGGCATCGGGATATTCTCATTATTGAAAACAAGATACTGCAAATGTGCCATTTTACCTGCCTCCACTTCTTAGATTCATTCTCTGCTGAGCCGTCACTACAATCTCATCGATCATGTCGCCGCCAATATACACCGGGATCACAATATCCCCGGCAGAACCGCCACCTGCAAGAGCCGTGTTCAGCGCCGTGTTGATACCGGAGATTAGATCCGCATTGGACGCACCGTCTCCGGAATAACCGCCCTGAACCGCCATTACCCTCGGAGTAATGGTCAGGTCAGAAGTAACGCCGTTCATGGCATTCTCAATCATGCCCCGGCTCTTCTCAATACCCTTGGCCAGACCACCGATAAAGTCCGGCATCCAGCTTTCATAATCCGTCAGCGGGCCTTCATCCGGTACGGAGAAATGCAGGAAGCTCCTGATCTTATCTGCAACCGAAGAAACCGCCTCTCCGACCTTACCAATCATGGACTTGATACCGTTCACGATACCGCCTATGAAATCAGCACCCCACTTAAAGGCCTCTGATGCCAGGTTCTTCACGAAATTGATCGCCTTATCAAATCCGCCCTTTACTGCACCATAGATATTTCCGCAGACATTCTTGATACCGTTCAGCATCGCATGAAACGCATTGGAAACAGCATTCTTTATGGCATTCGCCGCATTCGATACCGCTGACTTGATATTATTCCAAGCCG